CCGGTGATTACATTGATCCATTTACTGGCAACTACACCGGTAATTACATTGATCCATTTACCGGTAACTACACTGGTGACTACATTGATCAATTTACGGGCGACTATACTGGCGACTATGTTCGTCCGTTCACGGGTAACTATACTGGCGACTATGTAAGACCCTTCACTGGAAACTATACCGGTAATTACATTGATCCATATACCGGTGAATATGAAGGTTCATACGAACGACCATTTACCGGTAACTACACTGGTGATTATGTTCGTCCATTTACGGGTAACTACACTGGTGATTATGTTCGTCCATTTACTGGCAATTATACCGGTGATTATCTAAGACCGTTCACAGGAAACTATACGGGTAATTACCTTGTTCCTTATGAAGGAAACTACGAAGGTTCATACGAACGACCATTTACCGGTAACTACACTGGCGACTATGTAAGACCATTTACTGGAAACTATACCGGCGACTATGTCCGACCATTTACGGGTAACTATACAGGCAACTATCTGGTACCGTATACTGGTGATTATGAGGGGGATTATGCCTCACTCTTTGAAGGAAACTATGAGGGTTCATACGCAGTAGATTATACCGGAAACTATGAAGGTAACTATGCTGCAAATTATGTGGGTAATTACGAAGGTGATTACAACGCTATTTACGTGGGCGATTACGAACGTACAGATCCCGAACCATATACAGGTAATTACACACGAGCAGATGCAGAAGGATTTGCTGCGGAGTTCACTGGTTTAGGTGGTGACACGTTTGTTTCTGCTGGTGATTCTTATCTTGGTGACCCCAACGATGTCGTTATTTCAAGAAACTCTGGTCTATCGCATTGGGTTGCGATGGAGAATGGAACCATCAACTACTCTGTGGTGTACAGTGGTACTCAGATCTTTATAAATGGGTCATCGGTAATAGGCCCAACTTCAGGCCCACAAAGTGGTACATTTTCGGTTACTGCGGGGGATTTGATCAATTCAAATGGATTGCCGTTCCACCTATTTGATCAGGCTAATAACCATTTGGTAGTCCCAACTGCGGTGCATGGTCGTGCATTTGGTACATATCAAAACCGATACGATTATACACTGTTTTTCTATTCACAAGATGCGGGTACAGTAAACATCTACGAAAATGCTGGTGGTACTGGTGGCATTGGTGGAACACCCACCGACACAGTCAGTCTGCCTGGTGGTCAGGTAGTGTCATATTTTATCGGAAATTACACAGGTAATTATCATTATTGGACATCGGACGTTGACATAGTATCGTCAGTCACAGGCATCACTGGTGATAAATTTATCGTACCACCCTTAGCAGACCCTAACGAAAAAGTCTACCGTAGAAGAAGTGCATTTTCTCGTGATGAAAATGGCGGCACTGTTAACCAGACCAACACATACTGGACATCGGATTCGACACTAAGACACTTTAACATGGAAATTGCAGATGGTTCGGGTGGTGATGCGAACCACGGTCTGCCCGAAAAATACCTGTCAAACCATTACTCATGGGGTCAGGAACTTAGTGACTTCGCACTTGTAATACCAAACACGGGTTATGTTCGAGTAGAGAGTTGGAATGGTTCCGCATGGGTACAACAAGAAGAATTCTTTGCAACCGGTTCTGAATCTAGTCCTACCTATATTTTCCGTGATGGCACAACTGGATTTGGATCACAAGGTTCAATTATATCTGGTGCCGCCGCAAACTTCAACGCAGATACATTGTGGAGATGGGTAGGTACACAACCATTTTACATTGTTGTTAATGATGTTTCAAATGATGAAGAACCTTTGTTAGGTTGGATGGCTGATCTTGAAGATGGTGTGTATGTCGTTGATGACTTTGTAGGGGACTATGGTCGTACCGAAGATCAGAACTATCTTGGTAATTATGAAGGTGACTACGCTGCAAATTATGTAGGAAACTATGAGGGTGACTATAACGCAATTTATCAAGGTGAGTATACGGGTGTTCCGGTTGAACCTTATACCGGTCAATACACGGGAGTACCAATTGAACCCTACACCGGAAACTATACAGGCGTTGCAACCCAACCTTATACTGGTGACTATGGTCGAATTGATCCTGAAGACTATACCGGTGATTATGAAGGCATTTATGTTTCAATCTTTACCGGTGATTACGAAGGTGATTACAATGCCATTTATGAAGGTCAGTATACTGGTCAGATAGAACAACCATATACCGGTGAATACACTGGTGTGCCATTACAACCCTATACCGGTAATTACACTGGTGATGATGTCGAACCATACACTGGAGACTATGGACGCATCGACCCCGAACTTTATGTTGGTGAATACGAAGGTGACTACAATGCCATTTATGAAGGTCAGTATGAAGGTGACTATAACGCAATTTATGAAGGTCAGTACACTGGTCAGGTAGCAGAACCTTATGAAGGTCAATATACTGGTGAACCACTGCAACCCTATACTGGAAACTATACAGGCGTTGCAACACAACCCTACACTGGCGATTATGGACGAATTGACGACGAACCATATACTGGTGCATATGAAGGAAACTATGCTGGACAGTACACTGGTAATTACGAAGGTGATTATAACGCTATTTACGTGGGTGAATACACGGGTACTCTGGAAGAACCATACACCGGTGAATATACAGGTGTTCCAACTGAAACCTACAGTGGCGATTACACTGGTGATGATGACCAGTTATATGTCGGTGACTATGGTCGTATCGATGATGAGTTGTATACAGGAAACTATGAAGGTGACTACGCTGCAAATTACGTAGGAAATTATGAGGGTGACTATAACGCAATCTATGTTGGCGAATACACGGGTACTCTGGAAGAACCATACACCGGTGAATACACTGGCGAACCATTACAACCGTACACTGGAAACTATACGGGTGACGATGTCCAACCTTATACCGGTGATTATGGACGCATTGATTCGGAAGACTACACCGGAAACTATGAAGGAGACTATAACGCCATCTATGCAGGGGATTACGAAGGTGACTACAATGCGATTTATGAAGGTCAGTACACCGGTGCTCTTGCAGAACCTTATGAAGGTCAATACACTGGTGAACCTTTGCAACCTTATACCGGTAATTACACTGGTGATGATGATGAAACATATACGGGTGACTATGGTCGAATAGATCCCGAAAACTATACTGGAGAATACGAAGGTGAGTACATTGCAAATTACACCGGTGATTATGAAGGCAATTACGTAGGAACGTATACCGGTGACTATGGTCGTATTGATCCGGAACTTTATGTTGGTGAATATGAAGGTAATTACGATGCGATATACATCGGTGATTATGAAAGAACCGATCCTGAACCTTATACGGGTGATTATGCAGGACTTTACGCTTCGAACTACACTGGTAATTACGAAGGCGACTACAATGCCATTTACGTTGGCGATTATGAACGAAGTGATCCAGAAACATATACCGGTGAATATGAAGGTGAGTACGTTGGTCTTTACATTGGTGACTATGGTCGTATCGATGATGAACCCTACACAGGTAATTACGAAGGCGACTATAACGCAATTTATGTTGGGGAATATTCTAGAGACGATCAAGAACTTTACGTCGGTGATTATGGACGCGAAGACCCCGAAACATACACCGGTGACTACGAAGGCGTTTACATTGGATTGTATGCCGGTGAATACGAACGTACAGATGACGAACTCTACACCGGTGCTTATGAAGGCATCTATGTTGGAGAATATGTTGGTGACTATGGTCGCATAGACCCCGAACTTTACGTCGGTGACTACTCACGTATCGATCCCGAAGATTACACGGGCGACTACTCACGCATTGATCCAGAAGAGTATGCTGGGGATTATTCACGAATCGATCCCGAAGATTATACAGGCGATTACGAAGGCGACTACAATGCAATCTACATCGGTGACTATGAACGCACGGATGACGAATTGTATGTGGGTGATTATACTGGTGTTTACGCAAGTGTTTATACCGGAGATTACTCACGCATAGATCCCGAAGATTACACCGGAGACTATGAAAGAACAGATCCCGAAGATTATACTGGTAATTACGAAGGTGTTGCTGTAGAAAACTATACGGGCGACTATGAACGCACCGACGATGAACTATATGTGGGCGACTATACCGGAGTCTATGCAAGTGACTATACGGGTGATTATGAAAGAACCGATCCTGAAGATTATGCCGGAAACTACATTGGTGAAAATGAAGAGTTGTACATCGGAATCTATCAGGGTGTTGTGACAGAACCCTATGAAGGAAATTATACTGGCGACGATTCCGAATTGTACGTTGGTGAATATACGGGTGTTCTTGAAGAACCTTATACTGGAGATTATGAAGGTGTTTACGTTGGTGAATATGAGGGACAATACGAAGGTGTTGTAGAACAACCGTATGAAGGAGATTACGAAGGCGACTACGTTGGTTTGTATGTCGGTGAATATGAGGGGGACATTGTTGAACCCTATACGGGCGATTACACTGGAGTATATGCCTCTGATTACACAGGAATCTATGCGGGTGTTACTGAAGAGTTTTATACCGGAAACTACACTGGTATAGAAGAAGAACTCTATACTGGAGATTATGAAGGCATATATTCTGCGGACTATATTGGTGAATATGGTCGCCAAGAAGAAGAACCTTATACCGGTGAGTATGAGGGTGTTCTTGAGGAACCTTACAGTTCAATATATGCGTCAGAGTATGAAACAGATTATACCGTAGTTTACACAGGTAATTACGAATCTGATTATGAAGGAACATACACCGGCGATTACGGATCTGCTTACACGGGTGAGTATCAGAGTGATTACACAAGTGCATACACTTCTGAATACGAGGCATCGTACACTAGTGAATACACTGGGGATTACGTTGGACTCTATACGTCAACGTATACCGGTGATTATGCTTCCGATTATGAACAGGCATATCTTGGAAACTTTATCGGTGACTATAATCCAGATTATGAATCTCAATATGCGGGAGAATACTCTGGTGATTACTCCGGTGATGCATATGTACAAAATTATTCTTCGGATTTTATTGACAATGAGTACGAAGGCGCGTATAATACAGATTTCGTACCATATTCTGGTAGATATGAAGCGATAGATTTAGAGAATTATGATGGACAAAGTTTTGATGATTTCTACATCGGTAACTTTACTGGTAACACATTTGAAGGCGATTATGCATCATCATATACGGAAGATATATATACCGTAGTATACCAAGCCGAATATCAGGGTGAGGACATTGAAGAGACGTATGTAGGAAACTACGTCGGTGAACTGACCTATGGTCAAGGTGGTAAGTTGTTGGATGCACCTACCACTATTGAAACATACACATTATATGTAAGGACTGCTTAATGAGTTATAAAATTTTAGATAATGCCTACTGGGAAGACGGTATCGACGACCGTTCGGTTTTAAAATGTATACGAATGCATGATGAACCTGGCGGAAAACAACGAAAGGAGATCATTAACTTCTCTAGATTGCTTCCGGATCGTTCTCTATGCCCTCAATATAAAGAAGTGGTATCGGTGGTTGGTCAAAAGAGAATCGATGATAATACCACAGAACGTCGCAAAAGAAAAGCGATGGAACAAAAAACGGGTGCAATCAAAAAGGAACAACAGCAGAAGACTCAGATGTTGGAGAAACTTTTCGCGTTGAAACTTCAAGCATTCGAAATTCCCGAAATCCGTGATAGTACGAACAAGAAACTCCGAACCAAACTGCGGCGAGCACAAAATGAAATAGAAATGAATGCCTACGCAACGTTGCTCATTGGTATGGAGAATGGTATATTTAAAGAGGATGATAAGAGTGAGTGAACCAACAAAGGGATTTGTCGTTGTCGCGTCAAGGAAAAAATTCTTTTATTTGTCTGCACTCAATCTAATCGAGTCAGTACAAGATTTTTATCCCGAAGCAAAGTTCTGTCTAGTGACCGAAGAGAGATTTCTAGACGAACGTGGACGATCTGTTGCTGATCAAATTATTTTATGTGATGATCATAAACGTGCAAAGATATGGGGTATGGCAAGATCACCATACGATTTAACATTCTACATTGACGCAGATACCGAATGTGAACATGAAGATATCGCAAAAGTATTTGACTTATTTAACGGACATGATATACTATTCACGGGACTTCCACCCGAACGCCACTATTGTTATGCCGAAGTCTTTTTTCCTGGCGCTACAAAACCCGATGGTTCAAGAGGTGGATTTGAATTGTGTGGGGGTGTGTGTCTCTATGACATGAGAAACGAACTGGTACGTGACTTTATGCACGATTGGTTTGATCTTACTGTCGAACAATATTCTGGTCGATGGTGGCCAAAAGATGAGAATGGAAACGAAGATTTACACAATTATCCTCCGTCTTTTAAAAGATGGGATCAGTTTTCGTTGTGGTGGTTGGTCAACAAGGAACCAAAATACCAAGAACTAAAAGTTGGTATTATGGAAGATGATGCACGATGGAATTATTATTCAAAGTATAAAGCACACCTTCAACACAACAAAGAACCAGTTGTTATACGACACTATTCTTCAGCAAGTGCGAAGCAAGGGGTGTATTAGATGATAATGAAAGACATTCCATTAAACGATTATGCAGTTGAAATTCTCAACGATACTCTCTGGTTACTCGAAGACGATCATTACAAATCTGTTCACATGAATGGTCAGAAAGTCTATAACAAAGAAAGTGCAGATTATTATACGAGCAATGCATACTTTGAAAAGATACGAAACATGGGAACTACTCATGATGGTTATCCTGAAAGGTTTGCTGCATACTCGTTCGGAAGTAATGGAATGAACTTTCATAAAGATGCCGGTCATGTCGCAGATGAAGCGGCACAACGCATATTTAAATTTTATGAAAAGATTCAAACACAACTCAATCTGAAAAAGAACGCATTGTTTAGTATCTACCCGCCGGGTGGTTTTATTGCATGGCATAATAATGCAAATGCCTCTGCGTATAATTTTATCTTCACATACAGTGAAACCGGTGACGGTTACTGGAGACACTATGATCCAGTGAAGAAAGAAATGGTCACTATACCAGATGTGAAAGGGTGGCAATGTAAAGCAGGATACTTTGGTGCATATCATGATGGAGTTGATAAGATCGTATATCACACTGCAAGGAATACGAGTCAAACTGGTCTGCGAATGACCGTTGCATTTGTTATGGATCGTTCTGAGATGTCATCTGGAATACAAGATTGGGTAATTGAAGATATTCGTGCTGAATAATATATAAATAGAACCATAACACTTTTATGGAACTATCTCATGGCACATTACGAAGATCTCACTATCGATCAGGGTACAGATGTCGCAATCGACATCTATCTCGTCAACAAGGATAATTCAAAGAAAGACCTTACGGGATATCAGGCCGCTGCAAGAATGGCGACCAGTTATGACGCAGATAGTGACGATAAGATATCGTTTACTGCAGCGGTTGCGTCTCCCGCAACTGATGGTATTCTGAATTTATCTTTGACCAACGCACAAACTGCTCTTTTGAATCCTAAAAAACGATACGTCTATGATGTAGAAGTCTCTCTTGACAGTGATGGATCTACTACCATCGAGAGAGTCTTACAGGGTCTCATTACTGTTACTCCATCGGTCACGTAGGACTGAACAGTGGCGAATTATCGCGTCGATAAGATAACTGTTGGATCTCCCGACTACAAAGTTATTGTAGGAGATTACACCAAGGTATTGAAAGTCGTTGTTGGTGTTCCAACACGAAATGTCTTGGTGTCCAACTCTGTCCTTCTCAACGATGTTGTAGGTATCACTACCAGCAACATTCAAGATGGGGATATCCTTATTGCCGATAGTGATGGTATACTTGTCAATCGTCCCCTAGAAGCGAATAAGATTGACGGTAAAGTGTACGAGAGAGACTCTGATCGGGGTCTTATTCTTATTCGAAGATCTCCCACAGATGGTGTGCCAACCTCGTTAAGATCGGGAGAACTTGCATATTCTTATCTATCCGATCCATCGTTTGGTGGTGGTGGCAATGGTGGAGATCGACTCTACTTTGGTGTAGGTTCAGATGGTAATGAACTTGCAGAAAGAATTGATGTCATTGGTGGTAAATATTTTACCGATCTATTACTTCATAATCACGGAATCAATACACCCAACACAGCGGCAATTGTTGATTCCGCGAAGAGAATAAACGAATGGTTTGTTGATGCGTTGCAAGCAGATTCTGCAACAATAAAAAATCTATCTGTCACTGCAATCAATGCTGCGGATTTGATCACAAATCTTCTTAATAATATCATCGAAGGAGACGGTATTGACATTCGAGAATCAGATGGCAAAATTGTAATTGCAGCAGAATTTGCAACGGCAAATAACGCAGGTATCGTGTCACTCGACTCCACACAGTTTAATGTGGGTGGTACGGGACAGACAGAAATCACAACTTTAGACGGTGGATTTTTCTAATAAATAAAGACTATGGTAGACTTTACTCTTTTAAATAAACGAACAGGGGTTCCGGGCCGAAGACCAGGCATCTCTCAAATCGAACTAGGTGAGATCGCGATCAACACCTATGACGGACGTATGTTTATTAAAAGAGATCAGGATGGAAACATCGACGTTGTTCAGGTCGGTGATGATGCTGTCGAGAACGTATTCTATGTATCCAAATCTGGTCGAAAAGGAAATCTGGGTACCTCACTTCAAGATGCATTCTCTACTCTTGATTCCGCAGTTTCTTTTGTAACTGCACAACAATTCTTTACATTTAATGAGACCAAATGTCGTCGTGACTTTGGTTTGATTTTTGATGGATTGTATCATGATATTGCTTTTGGAACAAACTACAATGCTGTAACTTCCGGTCTTTCATATCAACGAGGAAGTGCCAGTGTAGTAAGAGAACAACAGATTGTTGCGACACGAAGTGGTTTCAATGAAGCAAAGGGTGCGGTTGCATCTGTACCCGAAGTTAAAGCAAGTACCGGTGTGGATGGTGCATTACAGAGAAACAATCGTCACTGGAGTGAAGTCGTTGACATTCTAGTGAACGGTCAGGTGAGTACAGAAATTGCCGCAGACACTTTGGTGTTTCCTGAACCTGTTGTTCTTCCAACACCAGATGCAAACGATGCAGCAATCATATTGAGAAACAATCGGTCGTATCTCAAAGACGAGGTAGTTGCATACATTACCGCAAACTATCCATCACTGACATATGATGAAACTAAGTGTCGTCGAGACGTGGGTTTCATTGTTGATGCACTTACATTCGATGTTCTCTACGGAGGCACACATGCAGTTCAGATCATTGCACAATCTTATTTTGTCGATGGTGTATCTCAACTTCCTAGTGGACAACAGACACAGTCGGTTGCATCATATACTCACCTCGCCACTATAATCTCAGAACTTTTTCAAAACAGTTTAACATCTAATCTTGCAAGTGGTGCAGACACTTCAGGTAATGGTGGTCAGTATGCCACATCAATAGAAGGTAATTTAGTCACAGGAACACTGGTACCCATCTTTACCGATGTGATCGCCGCAGACAGTCTGTCGGGATTACCCGCAAAGATAGAACCAAATTATGTTTCGCGAGGTGTGAGTTCAGAACTACGTGATGCGATTACTGCGACACAAAGAATAGAAAGTCTTATCATTACACAGTCAGTCGAACGTGCAGCGACAACCGGTGACACAACGATCTATCTCAAGTCTGGAGATTACACGATCAACAACCCGTTGAAGTTACCCCCCAAGACTGCTATCGTGGGGGATAACCTACGAACCGTGACCATTCGTCCACAGAGTGTAGATTCAGATCTGTTCTACATGGACAACGGTACGTTCATTAAGGACGTAACATTCCGTGATCATCAAAGTCTTGCGGCGTGTGTGTCGTTCGACCCCAATGTAGATTCGCCTGGCGCAGGGCCGTTTATCATCCAGTCACCCTATGTCCAGAACTGCACATCGATTACCACAGATGGTGTGGGTATGCGTATTGACGGTTCGAAGTGTTCAGGACTTCGGTCGATGGTATCAGACGCCTTTACACAGTATAACGCAGCTGGTTTCGGAGTGCAACTATTAAATCGTGGATATTCACAAATTGTGTCAATGTTCACTATTTCCACGGCAACTTCTATCTCTGCAAAGTCTGGTGGTCAATGTTCGATTGCGAACAGTAACGCATCGTTCGGTGACTTTGGTCTGGTGGCAGAAGGATCGAGTCCATCCTTGTATCGTGGTTTCTTAGAATCTGATCAGGGTGTCTTTGCTGATGTGGTTCGTTTCACGGACGTAAGAAACCTTGACTCGTATAGTTATCTGGATGAACTGAATGCCTTTAAGAAACCAAACTATAATGACGCAATTCGTTTTGACAGTGAAGATTTCTTTTACACAATCACTGCAGTCGATTCAGTATCGCCTGGCGTCTATGATCTGACATTCCAACCACCGATGAACGAACCGAAACTGGCAGGTCAAACGGTCAACTTCCATCAACGGTCACAAATCACAACCTCATCACATACCTTTGAGTATGTGGGTGCGGGTACAAACACATTTACTGCGATTCCTCAGAACGGTGGTATTCCTAGTCGATCACGTGAAGTCGTGTTTGACTCTGCAAACCAAGAAGGTCTCGTGGTATTCACAAGTACGGATCAGTTGGGTGACTTCCGAATTGGTGCAGACTTGACCATTAATAGGGCAGCAGGACGAATTGAAGGTGAGACCTTTGAACGATCTCTGTTCGAAATTCTAACACCATACATCTTGGCACTTGAGGGTTAATCATGGCAATCCCATTAAATGAATTTAAAACGAGAACTGCGAAGTTGGTCTCTAAACCGCCGGGCGGGTTCATTGGTGACAGTGATGTCATCTACACGACTCCCAACGGTATTACTGCGATTGTGTTGATGGCGCAGGCCGCCAACACGTCTGAAACAGAAGTACACAATGTGACTTTTCAACACTTTGATACCACCTCCGGTGTTTCGACAAATGTTGTTAAAAACTTTGAAGTCCAACCCAATGATGCAGCGGGTCTTATTACCGGCAAACTTATTGTAGAACAGAACAACAAGATGCGAGCATTCACTGAAAATCAATCAGATAGTGATGTAAACTTTATCTTTTCATTCTTGCAAGCATTGAACGGTTAATTAAATGGCGCAGAAACGGTTATCACAGTTAAGTGGAAAGATAAGAACACGGGCGTTTAGTCGTCTCGATTCTGATCGTTACACTTTTCTCAATCTAGAACAGGCAGAACCCAATGCGGGTTTGCCTGCGGACAGTGGTGGCCTATTTCAATCTGCATTAGACGGTACACGTAGTTTCACAAGTAGTCCAAGTTTGCGGGGTCTCTTCTTTCAAGCAGACACCCTTGACTCTACAATTGGAAACGATCGATACGTTCTTAGTGTCAATGATCCTTATAATCAAGAAAGTCCCGTTGGACTTATCAGTATTGCAGAACTATTGGGAGACAGTGGTTTTGCGACGGATGACTTACAAGCAGTAACAGAAGCAGGTAATATCACCACACTTCCTATTACAACGGGTGGTCTTGCACTTACGTTTGTCGACAGTAATCCAAACTCAGCTACACTTCTTGTCTTAGACTTATTAACAGATAGTGTTGGTAAAAGGTCATTTGCTTCCCTTGCAGATGATGCAGGTCTTATTTCTCAGGGTGATGCAATTCAGGCAGGTGGTCTGTCAATCACTCAGGTCGACAGTGATCCAGACACTCAGACAGTCCTTGTCATTAATGAACTCACAGACAGTGTGGGCAAAAGATCATTTGAATCTCTCGCTGATGACCTTGGATTGATTAAACAAGGTGATCGAATTGACGCTAGTGGTCTAACCCTACAGACAGACAGTGATCCAGACACACAGATTGTTCTTGTACAAGATTTACTCACCGACTCTGTAGGCAAACGTTCGTTCCAATCACTTGCAAACGAAGCAGGATTCATTCAACAAGGTGATCCTATTGTCGCTGGTGGACTCACTCTTACTGTTGCAGATAGTGATCCATTTTCACTCACAGTACTTGTTAAAGATTTACAAACCGACTCAGTAGGCATTCGGTCGTTTGAGTCTCTTGCAGACGATCTTGGATTGATCAAACAGGGTGACCGAATCGAGGCAAGTGGACTTACCTTACAAGCAGATAGTTCAGATGACCTAACAGTTCTTACAATAGACCTTGTCACCGATTCAGTCGGAAAGCGTTCATTCGAATCTCTCGCTGATGCCCTTGGGTTGATTCAGCAGGGTGATCAGATCAATGCTGGTGGTTTAACACTGACAACCGATAGTTCTGATGATCTCACAGTATTGACCGTTGATCTTGCCACAGACAGTGTTGGCAAAAGATCGTTTGAGTCTCTTGCGGATGATCTTGGTTTAATCAAACAAGGTGATCGAATTGACGCCAGTGGATTAACTCTTACCACTGATAGCGATTCCTCTACAACCGTTCTGGTTATTGATCTATTAACAGACAGTGTTGGTAAAAGGTCTTTCCAAGATCTCGCCGAAGAAGCGAACCTAATTCAACAAGGAGATCGAATCGTTGCTGGTGGTTTACAGATCACCATTGCAGACTCCGACTCCGACACGAATCAGATTCTCGTATTAAACTTAGAGACTGACTCCGTAGGCATTCGTTCCTTTGGTGATCTTGCGGATGAAGCGGATCTTATTCGTCAGGGTGATAGGGTTGATGCGGGCGGATTAACTCTTGTTACAGATAGTTCAGATGATCTGACTGTCCTCACGATTGATCTTCAAACGGACTCCGTAGGTAAACGATCATTTGAATCATTGGCGGAAGAATTAGGATTAATTCAACAGGGTGATCAGATCAATGCCAGTGGTCTAACTTTACAGACTGACAGTGATCCAAACTCTCTAACAGTATTGGTACAGGATCTTCAAACAGATTCAGTAGGAAAAAGATCGTTCGAATCTCTTGCAGATGATCTAGGACTGATTAAACAAGGCGATCGAATTGACGCTAGTGGATTAACTCTTACTACTGATAGCGACTCTTCTGCGACAGTTCTTGTTATTGATTTGCTTACTGATTCTGTTGGTAAGAGATCTTTCCAAGACCTTGCTGAAGAAGCAAACCTTATTCAACAGGGCGACCGCATCGTTGCGGGTGGTTTGCAAATTACTGTGGCGGACTCCGATTCCGACACAAACCAAATACTCGTTCTAAATCTTGAAACCGACAGTGTTGGTATTCGTGCGTTTGGTGATCTTGCGGATGAAGCGGGATTAATTAAACAAGGCGATATCATTAATGCCGGTGGATTGACTTTAGTTGCTGATAGTTCGGACGACTTGACGGTTCTCACCATAGATCTCCTTACGGATTCGGTTGGTAAGAGATCGTTTGAATCTCTTGCGGACGACTTGGGTCTGATTAAACAAGGTGATCGAATCGACGCAAGTGGTCTGACATTGGCAGCGGATTCTGATTCGGATACAAACCAAGTACTTGTAATCGATCTATTGACAGATAGTGTTGGCAAACGGTCGTTCCAAGATCTTGCGGAAGACGCAAATCTGATCCAACAAGGAGATAAGATTGTCGCAGGCGGTCTACAGATTACCGTGGCAGATTCCGACTCCGACACGAATCAGATACTTGTTCTTAATCTTGAGACGGATTCGGTAGGAATTCGAGCATTTGGTGATCTTGCGGATGAAGCAGGATTAATTAAACAAGGCGATATTATCAATGCGGGTGGTCTGAATCTAGTTGCGGATTCCGACTCTGACACCAACCAAATCCTCGTACTTAATCTTGAGACGGATTCAGTAGGTATTCGTGCATTCGGTGATCTTGCTGATGAAGCCGGTCTGATTCGACAGGGTGATATTATCAATGCGGGTGGTTTATTACTTACTGCCGACAGTGACTCCGAGTCAACAAGCCTTCTTGTACTGAATCTCGAAACCGACAGTGTTGGTATTAGGAACTTTGCGACCCTCGCAGAAGAAGCGGGTTTAGGTGCAGATACTCTTCAGATCGTTACTGATCGAGGTGACTCAACAAATCGCAATATTACGATTTCAGGTTTGTCAATCACCAATATTGATAGCGATGATACCACAGATCAACTTTTAGTTCTGAACCTCACTACAGACTCCGTAGGTATTCGGTCGTTTGCACAACTTGCAGAACAAGCGGGTGTGGGTGAGGATACACTTCAATCCGTTACGGAACGAGGTGACTCTACCGATCGTGCAATTAACCTCAAACAAGGTTTGACAATCAACAACTTGCCGGTTGATAATCTAACCACCACGGTTCTGGTTCTTACCGGTGAGGATAGTGTTGCGATTCGAGAGTTTGCGTCACTAGATGCCACAGTACAAGAGACATTACAGACTGTTACGGAACGCGGTGATAGTACGGACAGAGATATTCTCATACGCAACTCTTTGACTGCGGATTCGGTAAAAGCATCGGTTGGTTTCTTTGACACAAATAATATTCAACTTATCATCTATGATTCCGCAGGGTCAATACTCTGGGGTGCATAAATAGAGTAAGAAACTTTATTGGAGAAAATTCATGGCAGTGCCAAGTTCAAGACAAACATTGATTGACTATTGTCTACGCAGATTGGGACAACCGGTAATCGAAATCAATGTCGACACAGATCAGGTAGAAGACCGTGTGGATGACGCATTGGCAATGTACCGTGAATTCCATGACGATGCTTTGGTTAGAATCTTTTTAAAACATCAAGTGACTGCATCGGACATTTCAAACGGTTACATTCCTATCTCAGCAGACATTCCGTATATCAAAAAGGTGTTTCCATTAAATCCTACGTATTCTAATATCAATATGTTTGACATTCGTTATCAATTGATGTTGAATAGTCTGGGTGACTTTATGCAGTTTGCTGGAGGCATGTCATACTACTACCAGTTGGAACAGTATCTTGATTTTCTTGACAGTGTGCTTACTGGTGAACCGATTGTAACATTTTCAAGAAATCAGAATAGACTTTACCTACACGGAAACTTCGAGGATAAAGACGTGATTGAAGGTGAGTATATTCTCATGGAGGCATATCAACAGGTAGACGAAAATACCTATAATGTATGGAACGATATATTCATGAAAGATTATACCACACAATTGATCAAACAACAATGGGGTTCTAATCTAATTAAGTTCGAAGGTATGCAGTTGCCTGGCGGTGTCACAATGAACGGTCGTCAACTCTATGATGATGCAACGCAAGAATTACAAAGACTAGAAGAAAAACTGAGACTCGAATACGAACTTCCAGTCGATTTCTTCATGGGATAATAAATGGCGACTAATCTTTACTTTACACAGGGAACACTAAACGAACAGACACTCTACGAGGATATCGTAATCGAATCCTTGAAGATGTATGGTCAGGATGTGTATTATATTCCCCGTGAAATTGTCAATCGAGACGGCATCTTCCAAGATGATTCGGTCTCTCGTTTTGACAACGCATATCGTATCGAAATGTACATCGAGAATATCGATGGATTCGATGGTGAGGGCGATCTTTTCACCAAGTTTGGAGTAGAGATTAGAGATGCTGCCACCTTTGTGGTCGCACGTCGACGATGGCATAACACAGTATCTCTTTATGAAAACGAAGAAGAGACTCCGTTCTATCGTCCCCGTGAAGGCGATCTCATCTATCTTCCATTGTCAGGTTCCATGTTCCAGATACAACGAGTGGAAACCGAAGAACCATTTTATCAGTTAAAGAATCTACCCATCTTCAAAATGCGTTGTGAGTTGTTTGAATACAACGATGAAGATTTTGATACTGGAGTGGACACGATTGATGTGGTTGAGAAGAACCATGCCTATCAGAATGTTCTTACAGTTGGATCAAACCTATCGTTTGACGAAGGAGAGGCAGTACGTCAGGTCAATTCGACATTCACCATTACCGGTGAGGTGGTCAAATATGACGAACCCAATGGTCTTCTTTATCTTGCACACTCTGCGGCATCTGACGGGAATTACCACGATTGGACAACGGTCGCGCCGGTTGAAGGACTCACCAATGGGGAATCAGTCACACCCACACAGGTAGGTGAAGATCTACAAGAGAGTACACAGAATGCAGACTTCGATACGATTGGAGATGGATTCGTGGACTTCTCTGAAAGTAATCCGTTTGGAGATCCACAGTAATGTTTGGCACTCATTTTTATCATCAACGAATACGAACTGCTGTCGCAGTCTTTGGATCTCTTTTTAATAATATAAAGATTGTTCGAAAGAATTCCAGTGGTGGGGGTGTCAGTCAGGTCAAGGTGCCTCTTTCTTACGCACCTAAGAGAGACTTCATCGCACGTCTTGATGCCATGGCAGATGGAGAAAATGCGGAACGTCAGATCGCAGTCAAACTGCCACGTATGTCGTTTGAGATTGTTGCGATGAACTATGATGCACAACGACAGTTGCCTAAGACGAACAGTTGTCGTATACCATCGACTTATGGTAATGCGACAGAGATTTACACTCCAGTACCCTACAATATAAACTTTCAGTTGAACGTTTATGCACGTGGTCAGGATGATGCATTACAGATCGTAGAACAAATTCTACCTTATTTCACTCCAGCATACACACTGACAACAAAACCGTTGAGTGACTTTGAGGGTATCAAAGAAGACACTCCGATTACAATGCAAGGCATTACGTTTTCAGATGATTTTGAGGCGACACTAGAACAGCGTCGAACCGTTATCTACACTCTTGATTTCGAAATGAAAATCATGATGTACAAGGCAACGGGAACACCTCAACCAGTTATTACACAATACGATGTGGAAAATGCAGACCTCAACGGGAATGTGTTTTTCCAGACAGCAGACAGTGCCGCATCGGTTACTAAAGGTCTTTCAACATCTACATCCGAAGACACTGCGGTCTCTACAGATTTCCAAGCATACAATGTGCCACTTACAACACACGGACTTCGACTTGGAGACTCTGCATCTAATGGTGAAGTGAGTGTAGTATACACCAAACGATTGGTTTCTGCAAGCGGAATTGTAGTGGCACAAGGTACACATACATACACTCCAGATGCAAACTTCAATGGAGTAGATCAGTATACTTTAGAAATATTGTACGGTGATTCTGCAAATCCAAGTACAATTGAAAAGACTGTTAATGTTACAATTGGTGCAGTACAGGATGTGGTGTCTACCTCACTTGGGCCGTTTGCATTGACCGTAGGTGTCGCAGATATTAGAGACGTTTCTAGTAATGATCCATTCACAAGTCCAACATACAGTATTGTAAGTAATGGTTCATTAGGTAATGCTATAATTAGTGCAAGTGGTCTTGTGACATATGATCCACAATTTGCAGGAACGGACACTGTAACGTATGGCGTTACACCTTCAGGTGGTACAAGAGAGAACGTTACGATAACCTATAACAACAGCGTATAAATATAGATACGAATTCTTGAGGAATAAGAAATGGCAGGCGTAAAAATAAGCGAACTGGACGAACTGACCGGAGCGAATGCAACAGACTCCGATGTTCTGGTGATCGTTGATATTAGTGACGGTGTAGACGGTGTCACCAAAAAAATTAAATATGGTAATCTAATTGCGTCACAGATCGAAACTGCGGAAAAATCAGATCAAATTCGAATCGAAGATCTTGCCGCCGTTGATTTTAGTTTTCCAGTTTTAGTTGCACAAAGTGCCATTGCTGGTGACAGATATGACTCTGTTGGTTTTAATGTAGATGGAACCGATAAATTTTTATATAACCCCGCTCAAGGAAAAATAACAGTCAGTCGATTAGAAGGTGTTGCAGACGAAGCATTGGTAGCGGACTCCGCAAACTTCAATTTAAACTCAATTAACGACGTTGCAGACGCATTTCCAGGCCTTGTTTCAGGTCAGGTATTAAAATACGACGGGACTAAATGGACAAACCAGAATGATATCGTAGGTACTTCAGGTTCCGGTGTTATCGCACAACAAATTCAAACAAAGTCTGCCGGCGATCTTGACGCATCTTTCCTCATACCGATGGTAGGTTCGGTAGGTGCTGACTCAGTAGATGTGGACAACCAACTAACATACAATCCCAGTTCAAACACGTTGACCACAACAAATTTCGCAGGTAATGCATCGAGTGCAACAACGGCGGATCTTGCGACTGTATCAACTGACACAAGAAACGTAATTGCAGATAGTGCAACAACTGGTGCACTTTATCTACTCATGCGTGAAGACTTTAACTTGGGTGCAGATAGTGCAAAGTTTGATCTCAACTTCACTTACAACGCAACCAGCGAAACACTGTTTGCTACTAATTTTTCGGGTGATGGATCGAGTGTTACCAACGTTGCTGCAGCGAGTGCCACAACAGCGGACGCTGTTGCAGTAAGTTCAGCATCCAATGATGCAACATTTTATGTTCACTTTGGTGATGCAACATCTGGAACAGACGCACTCAATGTAAACACAAACTTAACTTATAACCCAAGTGGAGATGGATTACTCACGAGTGTACTTGCGTATACAGCAACTACGGCGGGTGATTGGAATGGATCTGCACCAACAACGGTAGGAGACGCCATCGACCGTCTTGCGACATTAGTCAAGACATTAAACGGTGGTACAGGAGCATAATAAATGGCTGATATTAGAATATCACAATTAACCGAACTTGACGCTGCACCATCGGACAGTGATGTATTGGTCATTAATGATGTGAGTGTATCGTCAACTAAAAATATTACAGTAGCAAATTTTCTAAGTGGAATTGCACGAAACATTACGGATTCAGATGCTGGATGTGTTGTTGAAGGTGAACTCACCGTAAACAACGGGTTGAGTGTTGGTGGTACACTTGACGTGACTACTGCAAATATCGACACGATTGACACATCCGCAAACCTCTTGACCATTGGTACTGGACTCGGCACTAATGACACCTTGAAGGTGGGTCAGATTGATATCAACCAGATGGGTAACCTAGATGGTTCGGGTATCACATTGGTCTCTAACCTGAGAGCCGATGATGATAAGGAATTCCGTGTGGGTGATGCTGGTGACGGCAAATTCTACCACGACGGATCTAATACCTACCTAGAAGAAGGTGGAACTGGTTCACTGTTCCTTCAATCCAATGGCGCGGGCGTCTTTATTCGTAATAAGACCAACGAGTTAAATTTCATTGGTTGTCAAACCGGAGACGGACAAACTCGACTATATTACAATGGTGGTGGAACCGCTGACCAAAAATTAAACACTAGAAATGCTGGTGTTACTGTAACTGGCGAAATGCAAAGTGACGAATTACAGGTGTTATCCCCAACAGTACCAACATCATCTACGGATGCAACGGGCGGGGTTGGACAAATTGCGTGGGATGCAAACTACATATACGTATGTGTGAGTTCGACAGGTGATAGATGGAAACGCCTTGCCAATCCGTTATCAACCTTCTAATTGGTATTATAGATGCATAATAATTTTTTGGACAAAAGACGTAGAAATCTACGTTTACAACCTGATCAGGTAGAACTTGTTTTACCGGAACACTTCGCTGCGTCTTATCCAAAATTCGTTAGTCTTCTCAAGTTCTATTATGATTTTCAGAATGAAGAGAAAGCAACCGAACTGTTAAATCATCTCTTTGCAGCACGGGATATTACCGAAACAGATATAGAATTACTTTCGTACATTGAGGATGAGTTACTTTTGGGTGACGCATACTTCGAAAGTTTCGCAACTGGTGAAGCACAGAAGCGTGCCGCTGCAAACTTCTCAAATACTCTATTTCGTTCAAAGGGAACACCATTTGCAATTCAGTGGTTTTTCCGTTCGTTCTACGGTCTTGATGCTGAAGTAACAGAAACCAAAAATAATGTGTTCATTGTTGGTGAACAAGAATCAACAATAGGTACCAACTCTCTCAAGTATATCACAGATGATAAACTTTATCAAACATTTGCGTATCTAATTCGTACAGAAATTCCTATTTCTAAATGGGGTGAACTATTTAAACTGTTCGTGCATCCCGCAGGAATGTATCTTGGTGCCTCATTGTTGGTAGAAGATGAAGTTTTAGATCGTCTCTTTACCGAAGATTCGGATGTGACAATTAGCACAAGAACTTCTCCCACGTGGGCAACGACGGTTTCACCCTCATCATCGGCGTCAGAAGGTACAGATTTCACAATCACACTAACTGGTACTAATGCACTAGACACTCAATATCGATACTATCTGGATACAGAAAATTCAACATCTGTGGACGATTTCGACATTAGTGGAACATTCCCCGATTCAACAAATAAACAAGAGTTTTTGTTGTCGGGTGGAACCGCTGATGTTGTCATACCAACATCAATAGATTTCGATGAAGGTGAAGGGACGGAAACGTTTTCAATATATTTTGAAGACCAAGAAGGACGTGCTCTTGCAAACACTCAAATAAGTCTTACTGATATTGTATCAACCTACACGTTGACTGCAAGTGACACTAATCCAAATGAAGGTGATATAGTCACAGTTGATGTTGCCGGAACCAATGTTCCAAACGACGGAAACACTACACTATATTGGTGGATCGATCCAACTTCAATAGGTGATTCAAACTTTGTTTATCCAAATCCATATCCTCGGCAGTCAAGTGCATCACCGGTGGTTCTTACATCTAGCAATGGAACAATTGAATTTAGGACAAGGGTTGACAACGATGGTAGTGGACATATTTTTGATTTAAAACTTCAAACAGAACCAACGGGTGGAATTCAAAAGGCGACACAAGCATTTACTGTAAGTGACGTGATACCAACGTTCAAATTTGGTAGTCCTACCGCAGCGGATAATGTTTTTGATAACCGTGACATTCTGGTGACCGAAGGGGATGATATTACTGTAAGACTACAGATTGACTCTACCACTATTGGCGAGACCGTGCGGTATGACATCTTTACTAGTGACACAAGAATTCAAACAACCAGTGGTGAATTTGTCACCACAGACATTGACGAAATATACACGCTTTCCGGCACATTAACTACAGATGTCTATGACAGTGTCTCCAGTACATATCAATTAAGAACATTGTCTGTCTCTGATTCTGATGGTTATTTTAATCCCATTATATCTGACACTAAGGTATTGAAACTAGGAAGTCTATCCCCCACGTTTAGTGTTTCGCCAGATCAAACGGGTCTGGGTGAAGGGGATACTGTTCGATTCGATATTACCGGAACTAACATTCAAGACGGAAACTCTGCGAAGTACTATATCAGTCATGGAACGACAGATGATGCAGACTTCTCTGTTGCACCACCTACATCTGTAGGCACTGCACAGAATCTTAATTTTACTGATGACTCCGCAAATGTGTCATTTACTTTCGCATCTAACACTGATACGGACGATGCTGCAAACGAAGACTTTACTTTAAAAATTATAGATCTGGATGATGTTGAAGTTGCTTCTATTTCGTATACCATTTTGGGTGCTAACACTTACTCAATCACTACGCCTGCGGGTGTTGATGAAAATAATGCTTCTGTAGTCGCTACATTTACCACAGACGATGATGATGGCACTTACTACTATTACGTAGAAGGAACCAATATCACTTCTGATGATTTTATCTCTGGTTATGCAAGTAGTGGAGCGAGAGGAACATTCACTGTATCAAGTGGAGAAGGCGACATTGAAGTTGTTACCAAAGCAGATTTAAGACGTGAACTAAACCCTGAAAACTTCAAAATATATGTTTCTGCGGATGCGTCTTCAGGCGTTCTTACATCAACAGGCGATATCGCTATCTCAGACACTTCATTGCCAAGTTACACAGTGACTATGTCTGATATTACCGAAGGTCAAGCTCTGAATGCGATTGTTTCAAGTAATTCACCGATTGCAGAAAGCATTTACGTTAATTTCAAAACAATATCGGGCGATTCAGTAGGGTTTGGTGATGATACCCCCTTACCTCAAAACGTAAGTTCTGCATTAGGGTCAAAAAGTTTTGTGACAACGACTCCGGTTACGAGTGTTGCCGAGGGTGATCGAACAGTACAGGCTACTGCACATGTTAATAGTTACACCGGTGTATTGGTGGGAACTGCTACTGCAACTGTTTCTGATGCCACTCCCTCATATACCTTAACAACCAACAAGACGAGCGATTCTGCAAATGAGGGTGACACGATTCAGTTTACCTTTGGTGGTTCAAACGTACCGTCTGATACGTACTACTATAGACTTTCTGATATTAAACCAAAACTTTACGGAACTAATGTACAAACGAATGCGATTGAAAATAGTAACATTTATTTAACCGCATCCATCACAGATCTTTCAAATCTTTCGACCGGAATGGAAGTTCGTGGATTCGATATTGAAAATTATTTTGACAGTGAAGCAACCATCTCAGTTATCTCAGACGTTTCAAGTGGATATGATCTGATACAAATGTCAGAAAATGCTTCAGGAACTCTTGTTTACACTGCACCAAAACTGGCATATTTTGCATTACCTCAAGTGTGGGAAGACTTTGTTGGTTCTGGTTTAGGTGGTAGTGGAGCACCTTATGGTAGTTTTAGTTACACTTCTGGTTCAACTGCGACGTTCAATTTGAGTGTTGCGGATACGCCCGATGTTGTAGATCCAGCGACAACGACTTATGTAATGGAAGTTGCAACAGCACCGTCAGGTTCTGCTTTAGTGAACCGATCATTTACAATTTATGATGGCGACGAAGATCCAACTCCAAATGTTCAACGTGGTAATTTGACAGATCCGGATAGTTTTAGTTCTCAGACTAGAGGTGTTGATGCATTTTGTACAATCACATTTAAATCCAACGCTGAGATTGAAACTGAAACGGAATTTCTTGTTGGAGGTTCTACAGTAACCGATCAGGGGGATTGGGTCGATGACACTGGAGTCAATTTCACCAACTCTGAATTTGAAATAACTGCAACTCTAGTATCTTCTACTGGTAGTTCAGGAGATGTTGTTGGTGACTTTGGTGTAGATGCGACATTAAATACGAATCAGGTTTGGTATGTTGTTGCAGATTTACCAAGCACTGAAGGATCTACAAACATCTTTTCAGCAGAGATTGAGTTTACTATTCGTGAAATTGCAAATCCGTCCGTAAATACAACTACATTTACTGTGGATTTGACTTCGAGTTCGTATCTGCCACCTGAAAGAGATTTCTGATAATGATTGATGATAAAAAGAATATTAGGGACGACTATGAAACATCTCGTGATACCTATCTCGAATTAATGGAGACAGGTAAACGTGGGTTAGATCTTATGGTCGAGGTTGCACGAGAGTCTGAACACCCCCGTGCGTTTGAGGTATTGTCTGGTATGATCAAGAACGTCGCTGACGTAACTGATAAACTCATGGATCTAAATAAGAAGAACAAGGAGATCCTCGCAGAACCCAAGGCGGAAACAGAGGTCACCAACAACAATGTGTTTATTGGAAGCACTACCGATCTTCAACGGTTGCTTCATAGTGAAGAGAAAGATATAACTCCAGATGACTAATCATTATATGGGGAACCCCAATGTCAAGGGTGACGGGGTTCAACAGCAGTGGACAGAACACGATGTCAAAGAATATGCAAAGTGTATGCGAGATCCTGCTTACTTTGCACGGACATACATTAAGATTATATCACTCGATAGTGGTCTTGTCAACTTTAATTTATACCCGTATCAGGAAAAAATGTTCGATCATTTTAACGACAATCGTTTCTCGATCGTACTCGCCTGTCGACAGAGTGGTAAAAGTATTTCGTCCGTTGTTTTTCTGCTTTGGTATGCTATATTTCATCCTGAAAAGACTATCGCCGTCCTCGCTAACAAAGGGGCTACGGCGCGTGAAATGCTCTCCAGAGTCACCTTGGCACTTGAAAACTTACCTTTTTTTCTACAACCTGGCTGTCGAGCACTCAACAAGGGTTCTATTGAGTTTAGTAATAATAGTCGCATTATTGCTTCTGCCACTAGTGGTTCTTCTATACGGGGTATGTCTGTTAACCTGCTTTTTCTTGACGAGTTTGCTTTTGTTGAGCGAGCATCTGAGTTCTATACTTCCACCTATCCCGTTGTCTCTGCGGGTAAAGATACGAAGGTTATCATTACGTCTACGGCAAATGGTATCGGGAATACGTTCCACAAGATCTGGGAAGGCGCAGTACAACAAACGAATGAATATAAAGCGTTTACAGTAAACTGGTGGGATGTGCCGGGCCGTGATGAGGAATGGAAAAAACAAACCATTTCGAATACGAGTCAATTACAGTTCGACCAAGAATTCGGAAACACATTCTTTGGTACAGGCGATACACTGATAAACGCAGAGACGTTATTAAACTTCCGTGCATCCCCCCCTAAAAAAGTTCTGGAAGGTGGAGACCTCAAGGTCTACGATGAAACGCAACCCAAACACGATTACATAATGACTGTCGATGTAGCGAAGGGTCGAGGGTTGGACTATAGCACCTTTTCGGTGATTGATGTTACTACACGCCCGTTTAAACAGGTCGCAGTGTATCGGAACAATCGTATCTCTCCAATACTCTTCCCAGATATTATATATAAGATTGCGAAAGCCTACAACAACGCATATGTGATAATCGAGTCAAATGATGCAGGACAAGTTGTGTGCAATGGTCTGTATCACGATTTTGAATATGAAAACATTCATCTAGAATCGTCTATCAAGAAGAACGCCATTGGTATCGAGATGAACCGAAAGGTCAAACGCCTTGGTTGTTCTGGTATCAAAGATCTACTCGAAGAGAACAAATTGTTGGTGGTAGACGAAGAAACGATTCTTGAGATTTCGACGTTTGTCGCAAAGGGACAGTCTTATGAGGCGAGTGACGGAAACCACGATGACCTCATGATGAATCTAGTGATGTTTGGTTTCTTTATATCAACTCAACATTTCTCTGACATGACTGACGTGAATATCAAAAAGATGATGTTTGAACAACAGATGGCAGAAATAGAAAACGACATGATACCGTTTGGTTTCATCGACAATGGAGATGACATCATCGATGAAATTGAAGCAAGGGAAGAGATGAAGAACAGGGGATGGCAGATACCTTGGGATCATAACTTAGAAATGTATTAATTATAAATAAATGCATTGAAGAAATTTACCGTATTATGTCACTTATCATAACTCAAACGAATAAAAGGATACGATTATGGCTCTTTTAAAGTCCGAATCCCCAAACGTTCAAATCAGAGAGGTCGATCTATCCGGTACTTTGCCGTCGGTAACTTCTTCTACTGGTGCGTTTGTTGGAAACTTTGCTTGGGGCCCCATCAATGAACCAATTCTTGTCGGCAACGAAGCAGAATTGATTTCAAACTTTGGAGCACCCGATCTTAATGACAGTATATCGTCAATCGATTACTTGTCAGCTAATCAATTTCTGAAATATTCATCTAATACCTATGTTGTACGTGGATCTGCGAACTCTGCACGAAATGCTGTATCTGATGGTGGTACTGCTGTACTGATCGAAAATCGTGACGATTTTGACGCAGGCACATGGACTGGCGAGTTTTTCGCAAAGTATGCAGGTGCTGCCGGTAATGCACTGAAGATTTCTATGTGTGTTGCTGATTCTGCATCTTCTACAGAGTTTGCAAGTTGGGACTATGCAGATCGATTCGATGCAGCTCCTGGCACTTCTGATTACGTTGCACAACGTTCAGCAGATAGTTCAGTTGCACTCGACGAAGTTCACGTAGTTGTTCTCGATGCAGACGGAACTTTCACAGGTAATAGAAATGGTGTTTTAGAAACATTCCCCAATCTTTCACTTGCTACAGACGCTCGTACAGATGATGGTCGAAAGAACTACATCTTAGATGCGTTGACAGAGAGATCACAGTACATTTACGGTAATGGTCATCCATCAATCGGTGCTATTTCTACAACTGGTGTGACTGCTGCAAACTTCGTAGCTGCAACTCACGGTGGTGGTAATGCTGACGGGGTCAGGACAGAAACCAATGATTTTGGTAGTGGTGTCAATCCTGTTGATTTGACTACTGCTGAATATGACACTGGTTTTGCACTGTTCGAAGATGAAAATACTATTCAGGTAGATTTTCTCATTGCTCCCGGCTTGGTGGCCGCGAATGACCAACAGACAGTGGTAAATGATCTAGTCGCAATCGCAGAAGGTCGTAAAGACTGTGTTGTAATCGCGTCACCAGACCGAACAGCTGTTGTTGGTCAAGCGACTCCTACCACATCGATTACTACATTTGCGAGTGGTCTCACTAAGTCATCATACTTGATTGTTGACAATAACTACCTCAAGGTGTATGATAAGTACAACGACAAGTACGAGTTCATTCCTGCCGCTTCATCAACTGCGGGTCTGATGGCAAATACCGACGATGTTGCTGCTCCTTGGTACTCACCAGCGGGTGGACGACGTGGTCGATACTTGGGTGTTTCATCTCTTGCATGGAATCCAACCAAGTCACAACGAGACACACTGTACAAGGCAGACGTTAACCCAATCGTCAACCTGCCTGGTCAAGGTGTGATTCTCTATGGGGATAAGACTTTCTTAGGTAAGCCTTCAGCATTCAACCGAATCAACGTTCGACGACTATTCGTGGTCATGGAACGTGCGATCAAGGGTGCTGCACAAAACGTTCTTTTCGAATTCAACGATGAGTTTTCTCGTGCAGAGTTCGTAGGAATTATCGAACCCTTCCTTCGTGATATTCAGGGGCGTCGAGGTATTTCGGATTTCCGTGTTGTGTGTGATGAATCAAACAACACTCCGGATGTCATCGATGCAAATTCATTCGTCGCGTCCGTCTTCGTTAAGCCTGCACGGTCTGTCAACTTCGTTCAATTGAACTTTGTTGCGGTTCGAACTGGTGTAGACTTCGAAGAAGTGCTCGGTGTAGTATAAGGAGATAGAAAATGGCAATTTTAGGAGTAGATGACTTTAAGGCAAGGTTGAAGGGCGGTGGTGCTCGTGCTAACCTTTTCAAAGTCACATTAAACTTCCCCGCTGCCGCGGGCGCTGGTTCAGATGTCATCGAAAAGGCATCTTTTCTCTGCAAAACTGCACAGTTGCCCGGCTCGACGGTGGGTTCTTTCGATGTAAATTTCCGTGGACGTGTTTTAAAACTGCCTGCAGAAAGAACATTCGATAACTGGTCAATCACTATCCTGAACGATACGGATTTTGCAATTCGTAACGCAATGGAAAGATGGTCTAATTCAATTGCAGGACATGCATTCAACACTGGAACACTTGACCCCGCATCTTACCAACAAGATCTGATTATAGAACAATTGGATCGTGATGGTACAAGTGACGAAGGTAAAGTGATCAAGCGTATCAACATCGTTGGTGCATACCCCGCAACTATTAGTCCTATCGAGTTGAGTTATGATACAACTGGTGAAATTGAGACATTTGATGTAGAATGGGCATATCAGTACTGGACAGATCTAGGTGCTGACGATGCTCCAACCACCGACCAGAAGCCAGGTCGAGGTTAATAACGTTTAAAACGTCTCTAAATAAAGGGGAACCTTCGGGTTCCCCAATTTTTAAATTTAGGAAACAGTATGGCGGAAGATAACGGTAACGTTTTAAAACTATTTGGTTTTGAGATTAAGAGAGCAGGCAAGAAAGAAACCGGTTCTCAAAAACTCGCATCACCAGTAATACCTACAGATCCGGACGGTGCAGGATATACCTCAGCACAGGCGGGTTACTATGGTCAATATATTAATCTAGAAGGTGATCAGGCAAAAGACAATCACCAATTGATCATGCGTTATCGAGGGGTTGCTCAACATCCCGAAGTCGATATGGCAATCGAAGAGATTGTTAATGAAGCAGTCGTTGCATCCGAATTGGAATCATCGGTCGAGATTTCTCTTGATGAGATTGAAGCTCCCGATAAGATCAAGGATGTTATTCGACAAGAATTCGAAAGTATTGTGTCTATGTTAAAGTTCAACGACATGGGACATGATATATTCCGTTCATGGTATGTGGACGGTCGTGTAGTGCATCATTTACTCGTGAACGAATCAAACCTCAAGGCAGGTATTCAAGAGATTCGTCACATTGATGCGGCACGTATTCGCAAAGTCAAAGAAGTCAAGTACAAGAAAGACCCCAAAACTAATGTCAAGATTGTAGATAAAATAGAAGAATTCTATATTTACGACGAAAAGCCCGGTCAATCTACTAGTTCGGTAAAAATTTCTACTGATGCGATTAGTTATATCACATCGGGTGTACTTGACGAATCCAAAAAGAAAGTATTGTCACACCTACACAAGGCACTGAAACCCATCAACCAATTGCGTATGATGGAAGACAGTCTTGTGATCTATCGTCTTGCACGTGCACCAGAACGTCGTATTTTCTATATCGACGTAGGTAACTTGCCACGTGGTAAGGCAGATCAGTACATGAAAGACATCATGACCAAATATCGTAACAAGTTGGTCTATGATGCAAATACCGGTCAACTCAAAGATGACCGCAAGCATATGTCTATGCTTGAAGACTTCTGGTTACCCCGTCGTGAGGGTGGTCGAGGTACAGAGATTTCAACACTGCCAGGCGGCGATAACCTTGGACAGATTGATGATATAATTTATTTTCAAAAGAGATTGTATCGATCACTCAATGTTCCGGTGAATCGTCTTGAACAGGAGGCGCAGTTCTCGCTCGGTCGTTCTACTGAAATTTCACGAGACGAAGTGAAGTTCCAGAAGTTTGTAGACCGACTGCGCCGTCGTTTTGCAATGATGTTCTTAGGTATTTTGCGTAAGCAATTAGTACTAAAACAAATCATCACCGAACAAGATTGGGAAGAATGGAAAGACGACATCTATATTGACTATGTGAAGGATAATCACTTCACAGAACTCAAAGAGATGGAAATCTACCGTGAACGTGCGGGTCTTCTCAATGAGATGGTTGGATTTGTTGGAGAGTATATCTCTAAAGAATGGGCAATGCGTAATATTCTTCGTTTATCTGACGACGACATTGATCAAATGCGTAAAGAAATTGATGGTGAAATCAAGTCGGGTGAAGTAGACGATCCAGACGAAGAACCTGAAGAGAAAGCACCACAAGAACAGAAACCGGTTCCCGTTCAGGTAGTGCCTGAAAAACCCAAAGAAGAAAAACCCGAACCGAAACAAGAACGTTATATACCCTCTAATAATGATGAATTGACTGAAGAATTGACACGGTACATGGCGAAGTTAAATGAGCAAGATTGATACAGTCTCTACTGCGTTTTCTATTGTACATACGCAAAATGAGATACAAAAACTAGAAGAGAAGTTATTATATCTTCTCGATGAAGTCCGTGTGATTCAGGGGCCAAAGGGTGATCGTGGTGAACGTGGCCCCCAAGGTGCTCGTGGTGAACGTGGTGAACAAGGGCCCAAAGGTGATAAGGGAGTAAAGGGTGACAGAGGAGAACAAGGCCCTCGTGGACTTGAAGGAAGTAAGGGCGATGCTGGCGATCGAGGAGAGCGCGGCGAAAAGGGCGAAAGAGGAGAACAGGGACTTCAGGGGGTTCGCGGAGATACAGGTCTTACGGGCCCAGAAGGCAAACAAGGCCCGCAAGGGTTAAGAGGAGAACGCGGTGAGAAAGGTGAGCAGGGGCCACGTGGTCTCGACGGGGTTCAGGGTCTCAAAGGTGATCGTGGTGAGACCGGTGACACAGGTGCTCAAGGTGAGCGTGGCTTAACCGGTGAAAAGGGTGAACGAGGTGATGTCGGCCCTCAAGGGCCTCAAGGGCCCAAGGGTGAAAAGGGTGACAAAGGAGATTCTGGTAAGGACGCTCCAGACTACGAACCAAGATTTGAAGAACTCCTCAAAGAATTCAACAAGAAGGTATCCGATCAACAGGCAACTGTCAATAAGAACGTTGATCGACAGTTAAGCAATTTACAGAAGTCACTGAGTAGTCTTGGTGGCGGTGGTTCATATAAATTAGTAGACAATGCGGATGTTGATAAGGCCGCATTAAAAGGAGTCGTGGACAATGCGATTCTTATTTACGATCCCGCAACAGGTAAGTTTATTGCGGATTCTTTTGTAAACGTACTAGACAGGTTGAAAGCAGAATTGGAAGTTCAATACAACAGATTGATTGATGTGGAAGGTTCTTACACCTATGTTGGTGAGGCATTGCCTGGCACTGGTGAAGGTGAATCGAAATGGCGCATCAAACGCATTGAAGAAGTCGGTGATGACTTTAACATATTATGGGCAGATGGTGACGCAAATTTCAATAATATTTGGACTGATCGAGTAACTTTCACATACTCATAATTATAAATAATCGTAATTAAAACAATAACTCTCTAGCTAGGAGTAGCAACATGCCAACAATTACAGATCCCGATAATTTATTCGACACCGGCGACGATTCCGCTGGTAAGAGTATACATATCGACACAGCGTTACGCACGATTAAAATCCGTAACAATAGCGCTGCTCCGCAAGGGCCAGTGCTTGACCAAACGGGTGTTACACTTCAGGCACTCTATTCATTCTTAAAAGAAGAGTGGAAAGATGACCCTAATAACAAATCACTCATCGCATATCCTTTCCCCTTGGTTGCGATTACACCAGAACAGTTCGAATGGCGTTATGGATGGTCACCTGCTGACGATTCATCTCGTTCATTGATTCGTACTGCGGGATGGCGAGAATTTGGTACCGATGATGCAACACAGTTGCGTGAGTACATTGGTACAATTTCTTTGGGTAATATCGACGGTGACCAGAACCAAGACGACGCCGGTGACCAAGATACAGTATACTACGGTTGGTTTAACGCCACAACTGGTGTTGCGGTTGCAGGGCCTTTTGACTATGACTTCCCTGGCCCAGTTAACCAAGCGGTACAAACTCAAGGCAACGCCGACAACGGCAACTTTGACCGTCGTGGAAACACATTGCGTCTGTTTGTTCGACAACCCGCAAAAACATTTGACCAGACTGACACAGTCGACATTGGTTTGGTAGCTGGATCAACATTACCATACAACACTCAACGATTCCCTCTTGTAGAAAACGAAGAC